GGGAGCAGACCAATCAGGTGGTGCTGCCGCGCGGCTTTCGAGACCGCATCGAGGCGGTTTATCGGCAAATGGCAATGGCCTCCGTGACCACGTTTGGCTCGCGGATCATGGAGCAGGGCAAGGCACTAGGTCTAAATCTTGAGACAAAAGAGAGCTTCGCTCAGATCATGACGCGCCTTGCATTGCGCTACATTCAAAAAGAGGCCATCCGTCGCCGCATTACAGAGGTGACGGAAACAACCCGCGATCAAATAATTCGGGCGGTTCGGAAAGGCTACGAAGACGGCTTGGGTCAACGTGGCACCGCTTCATACATCCTCGATCTGGTGCCGCAAATCTCAGCCTACAGGGCCGACACGATAGCCCGCACTGAGACCCACGGCGCTGCGAACTATGGCTCCCAAGAGGCCGCACGCAACACAGGCTTGCCATTAACCCGCGAGTGGCTGGCCGCTGCGGATGACCGCACTAGAGAGACGCACATAATTGCGGGGAGACAACCGCCCGTCAGCATGGACGGAACATTCAAGGTTGGAGATGCCGAACTTGCATTTCCGGGCGATCCTGATGGCGGTGCAGATTACCCAGAGGAGGTCATCAACTGCCGTTGCGCCGTTGCATTTATCGTGGATGACGATGCTCTTGAGGCCATGTTGTGATCTACGCGAGGAAATGATATATTGACATCATGCCAATGCCCGGATCATCAGAAACGGAAGACGAATTCCTCGCACGTTGCATGAGCGACGAAGAGGCTATGTCTGATTTTCCCGATGAAGATCAACGATATGCGGTCTGTATTTCCAATTGGGAAGCCAAGGCCGATGGCTTCTCGCCGAACGAGGCAATGGCACGGGAAGCCACCCGTGGTCTCGAATGGCGTGACGAGTTCAACCGTGGCGGAACCGAGGTCGGTGTTGCCCGCGCGCGCGACATCAAGAACCGCCGCAATCTCTCGCTCGATACCGTCAAGCGCATGGTTTCGTATTTTGCCCGCCATGAGGTGGACAAGCAGGGCGAAGGCTTTTCCCCCGGCGAGGAAGGCTATCCTTCCGCTGGCCGCATAGCCTGGGCGCTTTGGTCAGGCGACTCAGGTCGAGCGTGGGCTGAGGCTATTGTTGCAAAGATTGATGATAAAAAATCATCTGCTTCGCTTTTTCTCTCTCATCTTCGCACACTCTCGGCAACGAGTTCTAAAGCTGCCATCTTGCCGTTTTTCAATGATTGCATTGTCGCCTTCAACCGCATGGCCTCGAATGCAAGTTTTAAGTTTATGCGCGATGAAATTCTTATTTCTTCCACGCTTAAGGTTTTCTCCGCATGGGACAGCCTCAAGGTGTCGCGGATTGACGCAGCCTCTATTGCGACAAAGATGATCGAGATGAAGCCCCTCGGGGATTTGGCCGATGATCTGCTCGTAAGAAAATCTATGAGCTGGGATCGTCTTGGGGCAATCACGTTTGCCGCTGACAGCAAAATTTCCGTACCCACCACTGTTTTTTGCTCCAGTCCAATTCCAGCAATCGCTCTGGCTAAAACCCTTGTTGACTTTTACCCAGAAACGTTCAGCGACATTATTCATAAAAACCTCCGTTTTGATTCCGCCCAAACGGTATCACAACACAAAACAAGGGGCAAATCGATGGATATGGGAATGGATGAAGAAATCGTCTCCGCCGCCCAGAACATCATTAACCGCACCAGCGTTGCTGATAACTGGAACCTCGGGCCCGAAAAGGCGAGCGTCGACCCGACCGCCAATGCGGCATATTGGCAGAAACTAGCCGATGTCTGGCAGATCAACGAGGCTGAAGCACGCCGCCGTCTTTGTGCCAATTGTGAGTATTTCGATAACAGCGCCCCGATGCAGCGGCAGATGGAAGACATCCCGCTCGATTCCCTCGACATGGATGGCGGAGGTCGCGGCTATTGCGTCAAGTTCGATTTCATTTGCCACAACCTCCGAGTTTGTCAGGCTTGGGAACCAAAGGAATACGAGAGCGAAGACGCAGAGGAAGAGAAGAAATTGACCGGACCCATCCAGCACAAATCCGTTGCCCTCACCCTCAAGAAGGAGCCGGATCAAGACGGCGTGTTCGAAGGTTACGCCTCCGTCTTTGGCGTGGTCGATCAAGGGATGGATGTCGTGGAGCGTGGCGCTTTCCGCAAGTCGCTTGGCTCTCGCAAAGTCAAGATGCTTTGGCAGCATGATATGTCCCAGCCTATTGGCGTGTGGGATGAAATCTACGAGGACGAGCGCGGTCTGTTTGTCCGTGGTCGTCTCCTCAAGGAAGTTGCAAAGGGCCGTGAGGCCATGGCGCTTCTCCGCGCCGGGGCTATTGATTCCATGTCTATCGGCTACCGCACGATGGAAGCCATCCCGGAAGGTGATGGTCGCGTTCGTAAGCTGATGGAAGTTGACCTTTTCGAGATCAGCCTGGTGACGTTCCCGATGCTCCCCGATGCAAAGGTGACGAACGTCAAGTCGATCTCAACCGAAAGAGATTTCGAGAAGTTCCTGCGCGAGGCCGGATATTCTCGGAAGGATGCCGTGGCAATCACGCTTCACGGCTTCAAGGCCCTACTGAAACAGCGGGACGCTGGCGAGGATGAGGCAGTAACCGGAGAGCTTGAAGCTCTCTTGTCAAAGCTGACCAAACTCAAAGGTGTTTTCAATGTCAGATGATATTAAGAAGGCCGCAAGCGCGATTGACGCGCTTCACGCCGGATTCGAAGAGTTCAAGAAGGCCAACGACGAACGGCTTGCCCAGATCGAAAAGAAGGGTTCCGCCGATGTCGTGACCGAGGAAAAGCTCCGCAAGATCGAAGCCGACCTCGACAAGGCTCAGCGCATTGCCGATGACGCAGTGCTTGCCTCGAAGCGTCAGTCGCGCGTTGTGACCGACGAGCACGGCAACACCGTGGACCTCGACCGCAAGGCTCAGGATTGGGCCTCGATGAATGCCCGCCGTCGTGGCACCGTTGTCGGCACGTTTGGCGCCGCCGATATGGACGGCTACAAGGCCGCTTTTGACACCTTCCTCCGCAAGGGCGAGGAAGTCATGGGCGTGGAAGAGCGCAAGGCACTTTCTGTTGGTGCTGATCCGGACGGCGGCTATGTTGTCAATCCTGATCTCTCGGGCCGCATCGTCATGAAGGTGTTCGAGTCCTCTCCGATGCGTGCTTACGCCTCGGTTCAGGTCATCTCGTCGGATGCTCTCGAAGGTCTGTTCGACCTCAACGAAGCATCTTCGGGCTGGGTTGGCGAGACGGATTCCCGCACGGAAACCAACACGCCGCAGCTTGGCAAGTGGCGCATCCCGGCTTATGAGCTTTATGCGAAGCCGAAGGCAACGCAGAAGCTCCTCGATGATGCCTCGATCAACATGGAAGCATGGCTTGCCTCCAAGGTTGCCGAGAAGTTTGCCCGTGACGAAGCTAACGCTTTCGTTGTTGGTAACGGCGTCAACAAGCCGCGCGGCTTCTTGACCTATGGCTCTGGAACCACGCTTCCCGGCACCATCGAGCAGTTCCCGTCCGGTGTTAACGGCGCTCTCGCCGCGACCCCCGATGGCGGAGATGTGCTCATCAACGCTCTGTATGGCCTCAAGCAGCAGTATCGCGCCAACGCAACCTGGTTTATGAACCGCGCTTCCACGCGCCTCGTTCGTAAGGCCAAGGACAGCAACGGCTCGTATATCTGGGTGCCTGGCATCGCTGCTGGTCAGCCTGCCTCGCTGCTCGGCTATCCGGTTGCGGCCTTCGAGGACATGCCCGACCCGGCTACGAACTCGCTCTCCATCGCTGTTGGCGATATGCGCGAAGCGTACCAGATTGTGGACCGCCTTGGCATCCGCACTCTCCGCGATCCCTACAGCGCGAAGCCCTACGTGGAGTTCTACACCACGAAGCGAGTCGGCGGTGATGTGGTCAACTTCGAATCCATCAAGCTGGTCAAGCTCGGTTCGTAATAATCGGGGGCGGTATAAGCGCAAGCAGAGCCGCCCCTTCCATCATTTAGCGCATAAGGAACAAATCAATGCGTGATCTCAAAAGTAACATTCAGCTTGTGCATCTTGGGTCGATCACTCTCTCTGGCACCACGCCTGGAGCTTCGGCTTGGGTTGATCTTAGGGGCTTTGATAGCGCCGCCATTGTTCTGATGACCGGCACGGTCACGGACGCTGGCGACTCTGCGGGCTTCACGTTCACGGCTCAGCACTCAGACCTCACTACTGCCGCTTCGGCTGCGGCTGTTGTAGCTGCTGATACCGTCGATAGCACGATTTCCGTGACCGTGACCTCTGACGCTGCCGACAACGTGGTCGCTGGCGCGGTAGGTTATCGTGGCTCGAAGCGGTATCTGCGCCTCAATGGCGTAGGCACCACGGGAACGAACGCAGTTGTAAGTGTTCATGCTGTTGTCAGCAATGCTTCTCAGGCTCCGGCGACCTTCATCGGCACCTCGGTCGCTGCTACCTAACAACGACAACGGGAGCGGGCTTCGGCTCGCTCCTATTAACCTCTCGAAATGACCGAGGAACATCATGGCTCAGAACACCACTCTCACGATTCCCGCAGGCGCATGGACGCAGCTTACGGATGCTGACATCACATCCATCACGTTCCAGAACGTCGGCTCCAATTATATCTTGATCAAGGCCACAACCGACGCAACAGCTCCAACGTCGAATGCCGGATCAATCCGCTACAATCCTGGGCAGGGTGAGCGCAACGTGGCGCTAAGTGATCTGTTTCCCGGCTTAGCAGCGCGAGATCGAGTGTGGGCGTATGCCGATAACATCACGCCGGTAGTTGTTTCTCATGCGTAGGCTTGTAAGCCCTCTTGACGGCATTCGCAGCCCGTTTGGGCCGAGGGTTGGTGACTCCACTCCCGGAGGTCCCAATAGTGTTCTCCTGCTTTCCAACGGCACGGACGGTCTGATCCTTGTTGACGGCTCGTCCTTCTTGAAACTCGCATTATCTTCGTGAGGTTAAATCATGGCTGACACTAAACTTGCTGATCTGACTGCGCTAACCACGCCCAGCGGCGATGATATACTCTACATCGTGGACGATCCTGCTGGCACGCCGCTGGATCGGAAGATTGCGCTCGACAATCTCTTCACGCGCGGCACCATTACCGTATCATCCCCGGTGATCGACGCGTCCCAGACATGGAACGCTGGCGGTGTGACCTTCACCGGGCTGAAGTTTAACGCGGCTGGCTCGTCTGACGCGAACTCTGCCTCCGCCTCGCTGCTGATGGACTTGCAGGTGGGTTCTGCGAGTAAGTTTAGCGTTAGCAAGGCAGGAGCCGCAACGTTTGGAGGGAGTATTACGGTTACCGCAGCGGGCAGCTATGTGAATGCGGCTGGTTTATCCCTCGGCACAAGCGGCGCTGGAGGCGTATTTGTATCCGGTGGAAACGCTTTTGTAGTTAATAGTTCTGGCGGGTTTAGGTGGTCCAGCAATGCGAATGTGAATGTTGATACCGCTGGCGACCTCATTTTGTCCCGCCGCGCCACAGCCAACCTCCGCTTCGGCGCTGCTGACACTACGGGCACCACTGCACCAACCCCACAGTTCCTCTCCGCGCAATCGTGGGCGTCATCTACAACCAACAACCAGACGGGCGCAAACTTCACAATTGACGGCTCTCAAGGCACTGGCACGGGCGCTGGCGGCTCCATCATCTTCCGTGTGGCTCCTGCTGGCGGGACCAGCAACGGGGTGCAG